ACCAGATTAGCGAAGACGAAGCGGACCAGACACCGGAAGAGGCGGGCGGGCACGGGCCGTTCAAGATGGAGCGGGCGTGAGTTCGGAAGGCTTCCCGTATACGGCGCGTCAGGCGCGGTGGTGGTTCGCCACACACGGCGAAGGCAGCGCCCCGTCTCTTGGTGACATCGCGACACTCTACAAGGTGACGCGCAAGCCAAAGACCGCGAAGGAAGCAGAGGATTGGGCACGGGAGCACTTGGGCGTGGATGCGGAGTACGGCGGCAGGGTGTCGGCTGAGTCTGCCCACGAAGTCAACATGGCACTGGCAGAGGCGAAATCACGAGGCGTGCAGATGCCGAAGCGCGTGCAGATCGCGACTTCTAAATCTAGGAATGTTGCCGTGTATAGCGCATCGAACGATCTCATCTCCGTGGACCCTAAGTGGCGAGAGATGACGGCCAGTGCGAAGGCTGGATACTTCTCAACTGACGACCCGGCGCACACCATCCACCACGAGATCGGACACATGGTCCACTCTCGGGCGGTTGGAGAGCGTTACGACAGCATCAAGAACGCGCAGATACCAGGGGCCATCTCTGACGAAGTGAGCAGATACGGCAAGCACAACGGGCTTGAGTTCGTGGCAGAGGTGTACGCGGGGCTGTTCGCAGGGAAAAAATACAGTGAGTCGGTGATGCGGGTCTATGACCTGTATGGCGGGGTTCGTCCGTGACGTCTGACGCCATTGTTGATCGCGTGCGCTCGCTGTGTGTGGGCGAGCCGTTCGGGTTCACCGAGGCGACGGCGTGGCACACGTTCGACCTTCAGCCTACGACCAACATCGATAAGTGCTTCCGCATTCTGCCGCCGAATAGTCAATCGGTGCTGGGCGGGTTTGATTTCTACGAAGACCGCGTGGACTCCATGCAGATTTGGGTCTCGCGCAAACACGGGAACGACTGGGTAGGGGTTCGGCGGGCGCTGTTGCGGGACGTGCATAGCCTGACGTCGGCGGTGATGCGTGACGGATCGGACTCTGGGGACTACGCCGTGCTGGATCAGGGGCGCGGGCATAGCGTGCTGGTGGATAAGGGGCTGGAGTATGTCTCGTTGAGACTGACCCTGCCTATCAATTACGAAATCTCATTGTAAGGAGCAGCAGCTATGCCTGGAGTCACTGGCCGCGAAATGAAGGCGGTTGCCTTCGCCAAGTGCGGGACTAACTCGTGGAACGTCGCGGCCTCGGTGACGAAGGGGGCGCGGTTTGAATCGGACGGCGGGATGAAGTACACGCCGACCTTCGTGGAGGATAAGTCGTTCGGGGAAACCTTCCTCGGGCCGGCGGAGTATGGCGACATTGCGCCGCCCGACGTGACCTTCACGGGTCAGGCCCGGTACGATGATTACCACTACATCCTCGAGGCGTGCGCGATGGGCTCGCCCGCCGCTGCGGCCGTCTCGACGTCGGTCGTGGGACAGACCACCTCGTGGCGGCACGCCATCGACCTGGCGCCGTCGATTGATGGTCTGTGCGTCACGGTGGCGGTGGACCGCAAGTTGTACGTCGAAGAGATGACCTCGGCCAAGGTCTATGGCCTGTCGGAGTCCTTCGGAGACGGCGGCATCCTGAACCAGTCGTTCAAGCTGCTGGGCTCGACCGTGACGGACATCAGCTCGGTCAACGCCGCGGCAAACTCCACGGTGTACACGGCGAGCTATCCGTCACTGCTCGGCAAGATTTTCCGCAATCAGGGCGTGTTCCGCATCAACGCGCAGAGCGCGGGGTCACTGGTCTCGACGGACGCGATTCAGGCGGAGAGCGTGGAGTTCAACTTCACCCGTCCGCAGGACCAGTCGCACGCCACGTCCTCGGCGCTCATCATGGAGCCGGCCGACAACGAGTTCCCGGAGGTCGCCCTGACGGTGACGTTCCCACGCATGAACACCGTTACGGCCAACTCATTCCGAGTGGGTCTCCGGGCGGGAACGGCTTACAAGCTGGATTGCACGTATACCGGCCTGACCTACATCAACTCCACGGATCGCTATTCCAGGCTGATTCAGGCGCCCTATGCCGAGTTGCAGGACTTCGAGACGGCGACGGCCGGGGCCAATCAGGTCAAGCCCAAGTTGATGTTCAAGCTGAAGAAGCCGTCAGCGGCCCCCACGGGCATGTCTGGCGTGACGACGCCGCTTCGCATCACGCGCGTGATGCAGAACTCGGTCAACGCCTTCGCGTAAGGTGCGCGGTTAATCAGAGGAGACGATGGCACTGAACCTACTCAGAGACACGGAGCAGATCACGGTCAAGGACAGCGATTTGCTGGACGGTGGCGACCCCGAGACGGTCTATACGCTGCGGAAGCTCACGCCGAGCGTGCAGCGGAAGATCGTCCGGGAGTTCACCAAGCAAGGGAACTACAAGCGGGCGGAGTCGGTGGACTGGAACGCCGTCCGAGACGCGCAGGTCGATTACATCATCCTGTCGTGGACGGGCATCAACGACCCGCGCACGGGCAAGCCTGCGGACTGCACGCGCGAGAACAAGATCGACGGGCTGGACGAGGTGCGGAAGTCGGCCCTAGTGGACAAGGCGGGGCTGGCTGACGTGCAGGCGGTGGAGACTGCGCGCGGCGAATCCTTTCGACCAGTTGCGTGAGTTTGCGGAGTTCATGCGACACGACGCGCCGAATGCGCCGTGTTGCCTGATGGCGTCAGACGCCGAAGTCGAGGAAGACCCTGACGCCTATACCCGCTGTGATGAGTGCCCGGTGGCGGAACAGGTCGGCGGGTTGTGCGGGGAGAACCTGGCGGCCTGGCGGCAGTATCGGCAAGTGATGACGCGGTTCTCGGTGGATACCCAATCGGTCCCGGTGCTCTTGCGCTGGGCCTGCGAGGAGTTAGACGCCGATGGCCGCGAGGATCTGGTGGCGCGGTTCGCGTTGCTCTATGACGCGCTGTGTCCACCCCCAGAGCGCAAAGCATCGGAGTAGCCCTTGGATCTGAACCTCAAAATTACGGCAGACGGCAGCGAGGCCAGGCGGGAGCTTGCCTCTGTTGAAAAGAGCGTCCAGAAGGTCGAGTCGTCCAGCAAGACCACGGGCGGCACGGTCAGCAAGGTGATGCAATCGCTCACCACTGATACCAGCAAAGTCAACGGGGCCACGGCGCTCCTGTCTGACACGACCAGGCGGGCCGGCGAGACGGCGCAGGAGTACGGCAAGCGACTCGCCAAGGCCAGCTCCGACGCGGCCTATATGACCGTCGTGCAGCGTGAGTTGGCCGCGGGTATGACGACCACGACATCGGCCACGAGCGCCGCCGCGATGGTGCTGAATCCGTATGCGCTGGCAATAGGCGCGGTCGCGGCCGGGACGCTCGGCCTGATCGCGGTGGTCTCGCAGTCCGCGCGCCACTACTTTGAACACTCCAAGGCGACGGAGGCGTCTCGTGAGGCGCTGGTGCGGCTCGGTCAGGGCTGGCACGAGTTCCAGATGATTGTGGGCGGGGCTGCGCTGGGCGGTAACTTCTCGCTCGTCAAGCCGGTGGATCTGTTGAATGCGGGGCTGGCGATCACCGGGGAGATGCTCGCTAATAGGATTAGGCAGGCGCGCGAGTTCGCGTCGTGGTTGGCGATCATCCAGGCGGGATCGACCGGGAACACTGACGGCCTCGACGTGCTGAGCATCTTCGGGAGTGGACCACGGGCGCGCCGCGGGCAGGGTGGCACTCCGGGCATGATTGACCCGTGGGCGTCTGCCGGCGACAAGATGGGCCGCAGCTCTCAGCGCGACAAGCTCACCGAGGAGCGCGCCCTGAATGAACTGGCCGAGGAGCGGTTCCAGTCTGCTAAGAAAGCGCAGAAGGACTTCGCCGGTCTGGCCGCCGAGATGGTCGGGCGGGTGAACGCCGAGGCCACCGCCCGCCAGAAAATCCAACTCTGGATCGGGCGCAACACCCAAGCCCTGAAGGACGAGGTCAAGGAGAAGCGCACGGAAGCCTCGGTCTATCCCGCGATGTTCCCGCACTACACCACCACGGCTGCGCGCGTGGAAGACACCCGCACGGCGCTCGAGCGCATGAACGACGAGTTGAAGGAGTCCGCCAAGATCGTGGGCGGCGAGTTTGCCGCAGCGCAAGAGCACGCCAGCAAGATGATTGCGTTGGCGAGCGCGGAGCTGGAGAGGCAAGAGAAGGCCATGCAGTCTGGCCTCGACTTCGGCAAGCGACTCTCGCAGTCCATCATGGGCGCCCTGCAAGGTGGCGGCGACATCGGCAAGTCTATCGGCTCGTTCTTGGGGAACGAGGGCGGCTCGTGGCTGGGCGAGAAGCTGGCAAAGGCTATCGGCGGCAAGCTGGGCGGGGCGCTCGGTGGGATGTTGGGGCCGCTCGGAGCCATCGGCGGGCAGTTGCTTGGCGGGCTGTTCGATA